TTCTGACCAACAAGCGTTTGTGATCACACAGATGCAGCAATACATTCCGATTCCTGACGTTTTGCCAGTAGCAGTAGAGGTTTAGATGCAACTCGAAATCACTAAAGAAGAACAACAGCAATTGATGGCATGCTTGGACTTGGCCGTCAAGCAAGGTGGCCTACAAGCCGCAAGTGTGCTACTGCCCCTCGCAGCGAAGATTCAACAGCTGAAGGACGAATCGGATGGCAACGCAGACGCTGGAGTTTAGTGCCGGTACTGGCCTGACCTTGAGTTGCAAACTGTTCGCCCTCGGCAGCGATACGGTCGTCGCTACCGCATCGGCAAGCGAGAAGGCCAACGACAAGAACCGCTACAGCGTTGCGTTCACGTCGATTCCCGCCGGTGCGTATCGGCTCAATGCGTTTGTGGGTGCGACGGGCGGATTTGCGAACGAAGTCTACGACCTGACGCTGACTACGGCGACGTTTCAGCCGCGATCGGAAAGTGCGGTCGATGCTGGCGGTATCGCCGATGCAGTCTGGAATGAACCGTACAATCAACACACTACAGCGGGATCGTTCGGCAAGCTGATGGACCTGTTGCGTAAGTCGAACATGGTGCTAGAGGCAACCGTGCAGGCATCGCCAGCACCAACGGCGACGACGTTCAATGTGACTGGCCTGAACTACCCGACAGGTGCGTTTGGACATGCAGTACTGTTTTTTGCCGACGATGCAACTCTAGCCGAACAAAACAGTCCGATCCTGACGTTTACAAACAACGGCAACGGCACGCAGACGATTGTGCTAGAAGAGGCACGAACGGCAGCACCTGTCGCTGGCGATAAGGTGCTAATCGATGCTACAAGCCACGTTCATGCGATTGCCGATATTCAATCAGGTCTTGCATTGCAGACGACGAGTCTGGCAATCAAGGCTAAGACGGATTTGATTACGGCAGGTCAAGTAACCTATACGAGTCCAGTCGGAGGGACCGGCAAGATCAGCATTCCGATTATCATCGGTGACGATTACCTTGCGTCGAATGCGAGAGCGTTCGAATGGACTATAACAGCAAGGACTGGAGTGGTAGTTGGCACTGCATCTTGTCGCTTCGGTGGAACAAATGAAGAGCTAAACAAGTCCTGGCTTGTGACGGGCACGGTCAGCGACATCGGGGGTGGTCAGTGTAAGCTGTCATTCGATTTGACTAAGACCGTGACAGGTGCATTGGAAGAAGGGTATTATCGTTGGTCAGTCGAACTCTTAAGCGCAGGTGGAACCGAGATAACAGAGGTGTTCAGCGGTCGAAATGTTGAGGTCCGGAATAAGCAAACCTGATCCTAACCCCCCCCATTTGAGGGTCCTTCCAAAGGGGGGAAAATTGATTGAGGCAAACGATTGCCCTATTTTAAGCAAGAAAGTTAGGGTAAAAATTTTGTAATGTTGCGGCGGTAGTAAGATTTGCTTATCTTAGGGGGATTGGGGGTCACCTATGCAAATCGAGAAACGATCGGTCAGTCAATTATCAAACGATCCGGCAAACGCACGAAAGCACAGCGAACGCAACATTCAAGCTATCATCGGATCTCTTCGAAGATTTGGGATGCAGAAACCTCTAGTCGTCGATTCCTCGGGCGTGGTTCGTGCCGGGAATGGAACTCTTGAGGCAGCACGCCAACTCGGGTGGGAAACGATCGATTGCGTTGTCACCGATCTGAAGGGCTCAGACGCTATCGCCTACGCGATCGCAGACAATCGGACGGCTGAACTAGCCGAGTGGGACGACGACGTTCTAGCGGCTCAGCTAAACGGCTTGTTGGCTGATGACGAAGAGTTACTCAATGCGGCAGGATTCACCGAGGAAGAATTGGAGGCACTTCTTGCCGACTCAGAAATTGAATCGGAAAACGATGATAATCCTTACACAAACAAAATAGTCGCTCCGATTTACGAACCGAAAGGCGACAAACCTCCGATCGATACTTTGATCGACCGTACTAAGACGAATCAACTGCAATCAGAAATCGAGGCAGCGCATTTACCTAACGACGTAAAACAGTTCCTGAAAGATGCTGCTGAGAGGCATACTGTTTTCAATTTCGATCGCATCGCCGAATGGTATTGCCATGCAACGCCAGAAGTCCAAAACCTAATGGAAAAAAGCGGAATGGTCATCATTGATTTCAAAAAAGCAATCGAATACGGCTTTGTTCATCTGACTGAACGGCTAGGCGAGCTTGCTGATTTAGAAAGCGATTCTGAAGATGCTTGATAATTTTTGCATCTTCATTCTTTCTCACGGACGACCTGATCGAGTGTTTACATACGATTTTTTGGTTCGTTCAAAATATAAAGGAAAAGTATATATCGTTATCGACGACGAAGACGAAGCTGCTAATGGATATTTTGATCGGTTCGGAGAAAAGGTTTTGCAATTCAACAAATCTGAAATTGCTAAACAGGTCGATCCAGGGGACAACTTCTCAGGAAAGGCTTCTACCTTGTATCCTCGGGCTGCATTCTGGGAGTTAGCAAGAAAAGTCGGGTGTCGTTATTTTTTGCAACTCGATGACGACTACACAGATTTTCAATACTATTACGATTCGAAAGGAAATTACAAATACAGACCTGCGAGAAAAACTCTCGCAAAAATGTTTGCATTGGTTCTTGAGTATTTCTTGTCGATTCCTGCAACCACCATCGCTTTAGCTCAAGGCGGGGATTTCATAGGTGGAGGAAAGAATCATAAATGCAAGTTGCTTAGAAAGGCAATGAATACGTTTTTTTGTTCTGTTGATAGACATTGGAAAATGTGCGGAAGAAGGAACGAAGACGTTAACGCATATGTTTTAGGAAGCTTAAGAGGCGAGTTGTTTTTTACATTGACTCAAGCGAAAATAAATCAGATTCAATCTCAAACGAACCCAGGTTCAATAACGAGTGCCTATCTGGAAGCTGGAACATACGTCAAATCTTTTTATTCAGTCATGTATGCTCCAGCGTGCGTCAAAATAGGCACGTTCGGCGACCCTAGGTCTGGCAATTACAGAGTGCATCATGAAATAAACTGGAAGGCGACTGCGCCAAAGATACTGCGAGAAGAACATAAAAAGCTACATGCCAATCCGTGACACCCGTTTAATGGAGCGAGCATTGCGAGAACGATGGCCAATACCGCAAGAACTTCGAGAACGAATCGTATTGAACCTGATCGCTATCGTTGCGAACAAGAGTCTTTCTCCGAGAGAACGAACCTCGGCTGCGAAAGCTCTACTGCACGCCGATCAATTAAACGTCGAGCAGGAAAAAATGGAGCAGCTAGACGAGCATGAGTATCGCGCCAGATTGGTACAACTCGCTCGACAACTCCCGCTTGGAGAAGTTGCTAGGCTTGCGGACGAACGAGGTGTTAGCCTCGACGGCGAAGCAACCGAAGGACGAACGTACGCAGCAAGCAACGCTGATGGCACGCAAGAGAGCGGCAGCGAGGGACATTGCGATCCCGATTCCACGCAACCCTAAGCGTCGTATTGCAGCGCTTGCCGATCCGATTCTATTTATGACGACCTACTTCGGCGATGTGTTCTTTGAGTCTTTTACTCAGGACCGCAGAGACATGGTTCGTTCAATCGTCGATGCGGCACTTTACGGAGGCGATCAAGCTATCGCTGGTCCTAGAGGTGAAGGCAAGACTCGGAACGCACTTTATGCGGCATTGTTCCTGATGCTAAATCGGATGTCGTCCTTTCCCATCGTCATCGGCAAGAGTCAGGCAAAGAGTCAATCCGAACTGCGATCGATCAAGGATAAACTCCAGCAAGCCGAGATATTCGCGCAAGACTTCCCAGAGATCGCTGTTCCGTTCAGGGCGGTAGGAGGTTGGTCATCTCGGGCGAGAATGCAGACGGTTGCCGGTCGCAACACAAACATGGAGATCGCAGCAGATCGCCTGATATTTCCTACGATCGAACCTTGGCAGTTACCTAGCAACTGGCCGAAGGAGATCGAGCCGGTAGCTTGCGGTCAGATCTTTAGTTGCGTTGGGATCGACGGACCGATTCGCGGTATGGTCTTTCGAGATCGACGACCGACGATCGCTATTATCGACGACATCGAAGATCGAGAGGCGGCAAACTCTGAGGCAGTTATCGAGAAGAACGAAGAGATCCTAGAACAAGACATCGCCGGTTTGGGTCAATCCTCCGAGCGAATCCCTCGGGTAATGCTTTGCACGATCCAGAATCGTAAGTGCATCGCTTACCGCTTTACCGATCCTCAAGCCAAGCCGAGCTGGCGAGGCAAGCGTTATCGTAAGATGCTAAAGGAACCGGATCGTCTTGATTTGGTCGAGCAGTACATTCAAATGCGGCAGGCGAGAAAGGAAGACGACCCAGACGCTAGGGAAGCATTTCGATTCTGGCGAGACAATCAAGCCGACTTAGAGGAAGGTTGCGAGATAAGCAACTCTCAGAGCTATTCGAAGAAGAAGCACTCGGACGGCGAACCGTTAGAACTTTCGGCGATTCAAGCTTACTACAACCGAGTCGCAGACCTTGGGCGAAAGGCAGTTGCTACCGAGATCGATAACGATCCTCCAGAAGAAGCGGGTCCAGTCGGTTCGGGTCTAACGGTTGGCATCGTCAAGGATCGAATCAGTGGACTCGAACGACGACAGCTACCGGCAAACACGATCGCACTAACGGCAGGCATCGACCTTGGGAAGTATCGATGTTACTGGTCTATTTGTGCATGGTGGTCAGGTGCTGGTGGCTGCGTGGTTGACTACGGAGTTCTTGAAGTCACCGATACCGACAAGGGCATGGACAATGACGCAAGCGAACCTCAGATTTACAAGGCACTTCTAGACTGGAGAGACTCGCAGAGTCGCAAGCAGTTCGTCGATGCAACTGGAACGGAACGCAAGCTTGATTTCGTGCTAGTCGATTCGGGTACGTTTACGAACGCTGCCTACGAGTTCGTTCGTCAGGTACGAGGTCCGTATCATGTCTCGAAGGGAATGAATCCGTACCATCCTCGCAAGCAGTCAACCGCCGGAGTCTTAGCCTCTGAACATCTGCACGCACAAAGGCTCGAGACTTCAAGTGTCTGGCTTTACGAACTCGATACGAGTTACTGGAAGCAGTTCGTTCACGAACGATTCCTTACGCCGACATTCGACGAAAACAACATGCTGCGGAGAGGTTCACTCTCGTTATTTTCGACGACAGACGGTAGAACACATAACTCTTTCGCCCATCATATCGTTGCCGAAGAACTCGTAACGGAGTTTAAAGAAGGCAAGGGATCGAAGACATACTGGCAAGTCCGGAACGAGAACAATCACTGGCTTGACGCAACCTACATGGCGGCGGCAGGAAGTGAGGTGTGCGGCGTTAGGATGATCGCTCCAAGCGAGAAGGAACTGAGTCCAAGACAGGTACAAAATGGAAATGACGAAGCAAAAGCGAAAGCAAGAAACAATCGAACCCAAGTCCAACACGGTCGAAGAATCCAAGGTCGTGCAGGAGGTTGGATTCCAAAGCGTCGCCGATAAGCAACCAGAGGACAGAGTGCGTCTTCGATTCGTGCCGAAGGATTGCGAACAGTGCAAGGCGTTGCGCATCGCCAAGAACGAAACGCGATCATTTTCTAGAGTCTACGCGACGGTTGGCGGTGCAAGATATTGCAAATGCTATTTCTGCGGTCACACATGGAAAGTAAGTAAGTCTTAACAGGACGGTATTAAAGACTAAGGTGCAATGCTTTTCTTGATCGGTTAGATTTAACCGAATGGCATCCGCATCATCGCTTCTCGCTCTTATTGACGCTGCTATCGAAGCTCTACTAGAGGGCGGTGCGTCTTCGTATTCGATCGGTTCTAGGACCGTAACGAAACTTGACCTCGGCGCATTGATGGCCGAACGTCGCAAGCTTTTAATTCAGGTTCAACGAGAAACCCAAAGCGGAATCTCTCTAGCGAAACTATCGAGAGACAAGCGATGATTTCTAAGTTAATCGATTCGATTGTTGCGGCAGTTTCTCCGATCGCTGCTATCAGGCGGCAGAAGGCGAGGAAAATGCTGCGATCTTACGCCGGAGCAGAACCTTCGAGAGTTTCCAGCAACAGGCATCCGAAGAATCTTCCTGCCGACTTAGAACTGACTGGACCGTTCGGCGCAGACAAGGTTCGGGCTTGGTCTCGGGATCTCGTTCGAAACAACTCCTATGCTTGGGGAGTCGTCGATACGATCGTCTCCTCGGTCGTCGGTTGCGGAATCAAAGCACAATCGACCTACGAGACTTCAGAAGGCGAAGACCTCGAAGCAATCAACGATCAGCGGGATAAGGTCTGGTCTGAGTGGACTGAAGTCTGCGATGTCAACGGACAGTACACTCTCGACGAAATGCAATCGGCGATTCAACGGGAGATTGTCGAAGCTGGCGAGGTCTTGGTTCGAATCGTTCGAACGCCGGAACTTAGCTATCGCGGCATTCATCGACCTGTCCCGTTGGCACTCGAACTAATTGAAGCTGACAGACTGGCTGGCGACAAAGATAGTTACATTACGCCACTCTACCCAGAGTCAGAGAATCGAATCGTCAGGGGCGTAGAACTCGACGATCTCGGAAGACCTGTTGCGTACTGGGTCTACAAAGACCATCCTCTACAGCCGCACACATTTACCAGAACGCCGGAACGGATTCCCGCTAGAGACATATTGCATCTATTCCGCAGAGACCGCATCGGTCAGACTCGGGGAGTTTCTTGGTTCTCGCCGGTGCTGTCTTCTATCAGAGACCTCGGAACCTATATCGATAACGAACTGATCGCTTCGGCGGTTGCGTCTTGCTACACGATCGCAATCAAGACTGAGACTCCACTAGGCTCGCTAATCGATCCAGACGGAGGCGACAATACGGACTCGGCAGGAAATCGAGTGCGATACACTGAGCCAGGAATGGTCATGGAACTTCAACCTGGAGAGGATGTCGTCGGACTCAATCCAGGTCGTCCGAATAGCGGCGCAGAGCCTTGGATTCAACTAATCCTCCGATCGATCGCGGTCGGTACTGGCTTAAGCTACGAGGTCGTCGCTAGAGACTATTCGCAGACTTCCTACAGTTCTAGTCGAACAAGCCAACTAGAAGACAGGCGACGATTCCGATGCTGGCAGCAACACATGATTCGGCACTTTCTGCAACCATGCTGGGATGCTTTTTGCGATGCCGCATCAATTCAAGGAGTGCGAGGATTCCCGACATCTGCGGAACTCTTAGCAGATCGTCGTCGGTTTGCTCCGGTCGAATGGCAGACTCCAGAATGGGAATGGGTTGACCCGACTAGCGAACAATCGGCTGCGAAGGATGCGATCGGTTCGTTTATGTCGGACTACCAAACTGAACTTGGTTCCAGAGGTCGATCATGGCGAGCAGTCTTCTATCAGCGAGCCAAGGAAGATCGGTTACGGCAACGGCTAGGCTTGCTATCGCCAGAAGAAAAACAACAGGAGATCTCGGCAGCGCAGACGATCGGCATGAAACCATCGGCTAGTCAACCGGTACAAACAGAAACAGAGCGGCAGGAACCCCAAGTCGGAACGGGCGAGATGTCTGGTTTGTCAACACTTCAGTTCAATCGCAATCGCAAAGCGATTACCAAGACGCTCGACGACCTAGCGGCAGGATCGATAAGCGAAGCGGCAGCAAGAGTCTTTCTCTCGTCGATCGGTATGAGTCCTGACAACGTCGAAGCGTTGATTGCGGATGCGAAAGACGGAACAGTAGACACACCGTTGGAGGAAGCGAAATGATTATCTCGCTGGACTTCGACGACACGTTTACCGCCGACAGAGAGACCTGGACAAAGGTTGCTAGTGTCCTTGTCGATGCTGGTCACGAAGTGATTTGCATTTCAGGTCGAATCGACGAAGAGGCGAATCAAACCGAACTACGTCAGTCTCTGCCTGAGTCGATAGAGAGAATCTATCTCTGCGGTCCAGTCTCCAAGAAACACTACGCCGAGACGCATTCGATTCCGGTAGATGTTTGGATCGACGACAGTCCGAGCAGGATCGTCCAAGCTAAAGATCGAGTCGTTAGACCGTGTTGTGCTAGGAGGTCTCGATAATGCCTTACAGCACAAAGACAACTGCTGCTTGCCCGATCTCTCAACCTTGGGGAGTCATCAAAGACGGCACGGCTCAGGTCATGGGTTGCCATGCTAGCGAGTCTGACGCTAACCAACAGATCGCAGCACTCTACGCCAGCGAAGACATCGAGCGTGCAAAGTACGATGACATCGACTTCTCGCCTCCGGAGGGTGTGCAGGAAGAGGCGGCGAAAGGTTTGGAGTGGCGACAGGAATACAATCGCGGCGGTACTGCCGTTGGCGTTGCTAGGGCAAGAGACCTGAGCAACGGCAAGTCTGTCAGCCCTGAAACGATTCGACGAATGGTCAGCTATTTTGCACGGCACGAAGTAGACAAGAAAGGCGAAGGGTGGAGTCCAGGCGAGGATGGCTTTCCGAGTGCAGGCCGAATCGCTTGGGCACTTTGGGGTGGCGATCCAGGGCAGGCGTGGTCTGCGAAAGTGAGTAGGTCTATGGATGCACGGGACAAGGCAGAACGTATCTCGAAGATGCCGAGAATCAAACGATACTTTGAAAACGTCAAAGACGGTCGGGCGGTTATTGCAACCGAGACTCCGATTGAAATCTACGACGAGACGAGAGGTTGGCTCAGTCAAGTTCTATTGATGGACGGAGTGCAGTTCCGAAACGACAAACGACAACTGCCGATTGTTGATTCGCACAACGACAAGACCGTTCGCAATGTCTTCGGGTCAATTCGCAATATCCGAATCGAAGGCGACAAGCTTATAGGCGATGCGGACTTTGCATCGGACGAAGACTCGCAGATTGTTGCTACGCGATACGAAGAAGGTCATTTGAATGATTTTAGTATCGACGCAGTAATTATCGAACGAAAGTATTTGCGTGAGGGAGAACAATATGTGACAACGTCAGGAACGGTAATAAATGGACCGGCTGAAATTGTCACACGTTGGGAACCGCACAACGCATCGATTTGTGCTACAGGCGCAGATCCTAATTCAACTGTAAGGCGTTCCTACAACCAGAAGGATATTGAAAGAATGGACGAAGCATTGATGGAACAACTCAAGGCTCTTGGGTTGCCAGAAGGAATGGAAGATCCAATGGCGATTATTACTTGGATGGCAGACCATATGAAACCGGCTGTCGTCGAAGTCGAAAGCATGGTAGACGAAAAGAAAGTCGAGAACATGCAAGACGAAGAAATGCCGAAGGTCGAAAGCATGGACCAGAAGGTTGCCGAAGAAGTCGCACGACAACTTAAAGCCGAGAAGGTTCGGCGAGAAACAATCTACAACAACGTCAAGCTTGCAAGGCTTGAAAGATCCTTTGCCGATCAGTTGATCGACGAGGGAGTTTCCGTAGCGGTTGCAAACGAAAGGATCATTCGCAAGATGGCAACTCAACCCCTCGGTCAGTCGAACGAATCGTCGGCGCACATCGCAGTCACCGAAAGCAGCGATGAAAAGTTGGCAGCAGCAATGTCTGCCGGACTTATCAAGCGCGCATTCAAGAACGCAAAGATCAAGGCTAAGGCAGAAGACGCTCCTGGCTCGAATGACTTTGCAAACTTGAACCTTCGACGCTTGGCTTCCTACTGCGTGCAACGCATGGGAATCACGACCGATCGAATGACGGATGCCGAGATCGCACGATTGGCGATGGGTTCTCCCGGTGCGGCGAGTCGCTATCGAGTTCAACGCGATGCCTATCACACGACTGGATCTTTCCCGAACTTGTTGCTTGATGCTGCAAACAAGACTTTGCGTCAAGCTTACGAAGAGGCTCCTTACACTTGGAGTCTTTGGGCGCGGCAAGCAGCATCGGTCGATGATTTCAAAAACATCAACCGCATTAGCTTCGGCGAGTCGCCTAACCTGGAAATGGTTCCAGAGGCTCAGGAATACAAAGAAAAGTCGATCAGCGATTCGAAGACCAGTTACAAGGTTGAAAAGTACGGTGCGATCTTTACGATCTCTTGGGAAACTGTCATCAACGACGACTTGGATGCGATCAGTCGAGTTCCTGCGATGCACGGCAACGCTGCTCGACGAGTCCAGAACAAGGCGGTTTACGACATCCTGTTCACCAACCCAACCATGAGCGATGGACAGTCGCTGTTCTCTGCCTCTCACGCTAGCGGTCGAAATACGAACAGCACTACGGCAGCACTGAACGTAACGCTTCTGAATGAAATGTTTTCGTTCATGATGTTGCAGAAGGGTCAAAGTTCCGACGCGATCCTCAACATCACTCCTCGCTACTTGCTAGTTCCTGCGGCATTGTCTGCAACGGCATTGGAACTGGTCAACAGCCAGTCTTACGCACAGACCGGCGGCAACGAAGGAGTCACCAACATCTACGGTGTGAATGGTCAGCGACCTCTAACCGTGGTTGTCGAACCCCTCATCGACGGTCACGATAACGGTGCTTACTACCTTGCTGCTGATACGTCGCAGATCGACACTGTCGAACTGAGTTTCCTTAACGGAGAAGAAGCTCCAGTTCTCGAAAGCGATCTGCACTTCGAAACTGATACCTATCGCTATAAGGTTCGCCAGACGTTTGGTGCAGCCGCGATCGATTGGCGTGGTCTGAGTCGTTGCACTTGATCCGTCTAACTAACCTCAACAGAACAACCCTAACTGGAGACTGAACAAGATGGCCGGTATGCAAGATTTCGAAACATTTTACGACGACTTCAACGGAGCAGTTGCTACGTTTCCTACCTCGGCGGACCCAGCTACCGCATGGCTTGTCGATGACGTATCTGTGACTGGAACTCCGGTTTATACCAAGGGAACCAGTGAGGCGACGTTGACGCTGAACAATGACAGCGCAGAAGTGATTGTTGCGTTGCACTTTAATGACTCGCTCGATTTCGACATCGACGACATTCAGCGCGTCACGATGCGAGTCAAGATTGGTGCAACGACATTTACTTCTGGCTCAATCCTTTGCTTCGGTGTTGGGTCGGCACGAAACGACACCGCGAATAGTGTTGCGGCAAACGCTTGGTTCCGCATGGAAGGTGCGAACAGCACCACTCTCGTCTACGCAGAGACCGACGACGGAACTAGAGATGTTGACGATGTCTCCACTGGAGTTGCTCTTGGCACTAACTACAAGAACTTCGTGATTGACTTCACGGGCGGCAAGTCGAACGTCAAGTTCTACATTGACGGTCAGCGAGTTTGCTCGACTCAAACCTTCGACATGTCGGCTTATACTTCTGGACTGCAACCGATTATTCAGTTGCAAAAGGGAGTAAACAGCAACGTCGATTCTGTTGTAATTGACTTTATCGAAGTGGTTTGCAAGCGGTAAGACGATGACACTCAAGGACACCATGCAAGCTGATGCTTCGGCGGTGTTCTGCAATGTCGACGATTTTGCAGAGGCCGTTACCTACTACAAAAGGAACGGCCTTTCTCGTTCAATCAACGCAGTTGTCCAGCGAGAAGCGTTTGCGATCAATCCGGAGGATGGCGACACCATAACGCCGGTCTTCGAGGTCTTCGTTGCTAACGACTCCACCAAAGGAATCGCTAGCGACGAGATCAATATCGGTGGCGATATGCTTGAGTTTCCGCAGCGAGTCGGGCAATCGAAGTCTAGGCGGTCTATTGTTCGAATTACTCAGCACGACGAAGGGATGCTTACACTCGAATGTCGCTAGCGATTGTCGATCAAATCAACGACGCAATCGTCGCTCGCTTAGAAGCGATGGTCGATAACGATGCTTACGAAATCGGCATCCTCGAGGTCGTTGTTCCGACTCGTATCGGCGAGTTCACTCCTCGGGATCGGCAGATCGTTATCGTTCAAGGCGACGACGAACGAGTGATGGATATGGACATACCAGGCAACCCTCCAG